TGGGTCTATATTTGACCCATTTGGAGGAAGTGGAACAACGGCAATTGCTTGTGAGACCTTGGGTAGAAAATCGTTTTTAATGGAGCTAGACCCGAAATACTGCGATGTAATAGTAAAAAGATGGGAAGACTACACAGGCAAGAAAGCGGAGTTATTAAATGGCCCAGAAGAATAAAGGCGGCAGGCCCACAAAGTTTAAAGAGGATTACATAAGACAGGCATATGTGGCATGTAATACCAGCGGAATGACAGACCTGCAACTGGCTGATTTATTTGGAGTTGTTGAGTCCACTATATACAAATGGAAAGAGGAACACCCTAAGTTTTCAGAGTCCATAAAAGAGGGGAAAGACGAGTATGATTGTAAAACAGCTGAAGAGAGCCTCAAGAAATTAGTCGAAGGTTATGAATATCAAGAAGCAAAAGTGACTACGGATGGAGAAGGGAATGTTGTGAGGAAAGAAATGACTAAAAAGCATGTAAGCCCTAACCCTGGATCTGTGTGTTTCTTCCTAAAGAACCGCAACCCTAAAAGATGGCGTGACATGAAAGCTATAGAGCTAAGCGGAGATCGAGACAACCCCATACATCACAGCCACACAGTAACCCCAGAGGATGCCCTGAAGGAAAGAGGTATACCTGTGCCAGGGGTAGAGCTGGAGGATGTGGAATGAACAAATGGCACATGATGTCATATATACAGTTAGTAGGCATAGCCATAGGAATAATATTATTATAGGGGTGTGGCGGAAATGGTATACGCAGATGAGCATATCTGGAAGGGTAACCCACAAACCGGTCGGGGTCCTTCTTCGCAGGTTCGAATCCTGCCACCCCTAACATAAAAGGAGAAAGCCCGATGAAAGCAAAAAGACTAGGTAAGTTCAGAATAACAAGAGAGATGATTGAAAAGTACCCCAAACACGTTCAGCGGATACAGGGTATGTGTGTCATATACAGAGCTGAATATCTTATGTATAGGGATGAAGTAGAATATGTAGCGACATCTGATCATTTCGATATACTACCGCATGGATATGAGGCACCTATGTATGAATGGACAATTGATGGTGCTGATATAATCCTTACTAAAGAATAAATGCCCAAACCCAAACCCAAACCCAAGCCCAACAAACTAACCCTAGATGATGTGAACCTACTTGAACAATGGTGGGTTGAAAAGTCTAGGGTTAACTTTTTTGCATTCCGTCAATACATGCGGTATGGCAATTTCAAGTATAACTGGTTTAATATAGACCTATCCCGCCAGCTACAACAATTCTATGTAGACCTCATAAATAAGAAACGACCTATCCTGGTTATATCCACGCCACCACAGCACGGCAAGTCTTGGGCCGTTGGTGATGCCATATCATGGATGATAGGCAAGATACCAGAGGCAAGGGTGATCTACTCATCCTTCTCAGATAGATTGAGCTCAAGGTGCAATAAGCACATACAGCGTTTCATGGATCATTCCAAATATAGGGCCATATTCCCAGAGGTGAGCCTTTCGGACAAGAAGGATGGGAAGCTCAACAGGAACAACACACACCTTGAATTCATGGGCAGTGATGGACAGCCCACAGGTGGAGAGTTCAGAAACACAACTGTAGGCGGTCCGGTAACAGGCGAGACTCTTGACATAGGTATTATTGATGATCCATTCAAGGGCAGGGAGCAGGCAAACAGCCAGATATACAGAGATAAGATATGGGATTGGTACACTGATGATTTCGGCACAAGGTTCGATGAGTATGCAGGAACCCTGATAATTAAAACTAGGTGGCATATTGACGGTCTGGTTGGCAGACTGCAAGAAAAAGACAGCAATGTAAAGGTAGTAAACTACCCTGCCATAGCTGATACAGATGAGGAACACAGGAAGAGAGGTGAGGCCCTATTCCCTGAACATAAGTCGCTTGAGTTCCTGCATGGCAAGAAAAAGCTCATGTTCCCTGCATACTTCGAATCTCTATACCAGGGCAACCCAACCATTAAAGGCGGTGAGATTTTCAAGGATTCATATTGGAAATGGTGGGACGTATTGCCTCCTCTGCAATATAAGTTCATAACGGCAGACACGGCCCAGAAGACCAAGACACAAAATGATTATACTTGCTTTCAGTGTTGGGGATATGGTATCAATGATTGTATATATCTTATTGATATGTTTTATGATAAGCTCGAAGCCCCAGAGTTAAGAAGAGAGGCAGCAGCGTTTTACCATAAGCACGACACCCGAAGAACAGACCTAAATGAGCCTGTACTTAGGGGTTTTTATATAGAGGACAAGTCAAGCGGTACGGGCCTTATACAGGAGCTTAAAAGAAAAAAGCTCAAGGTTTTTGAGGTCCCAAGAAGCGTCGACAAAGTAGAAAGGTTTAAAGATGCAAGCCCTTATGTTGAGTCAGGAAGGGTTTATTTGAATGAGAATGTGCCTTATGTATCAGTAATCACAGATGAGGGAAGACTCGCACCAAACGGTGTGCATGATGATGCCATCGACACAACAACAAGTGCAATAGAGACCGCTTTCATAGATGACCAGCCCGATAACATGGAAATAGGATCAATAGGAACCACAGCCACATCAAGTCAAGGGGATTGGTAAACATGGGTTTTAAAATACCTTTTACAGATATCGAACTATTCCAGGACACACCAGAGACACCCCAGGAAGACACAACCCAAGAAGATGCACCACCCAAGGTACAGGGTGAAGTAGGCTACGCCAGGTCAGAAATTTATGGCCGTGGCGAGGTGGAGAAGTACGACCCAGACGATCTGAAGATCAAAAAGGGCAATGAAGTCTATCAGAAGATGCTTACAGATGATCAGGTTAAGCCTGTAATCCAGTTTAAAAAGGATGCTGTAACATCTAGGGATTTCTTCTTTGAGGTCGGCACAGATGATAATGGAGACCCCAGGGAAGACCACCAGGAGATGTCTGATTTTTTCCATTACATGATAGGACAGATAAGGGGATCCTTCACAGATAACCTTAAGGGGATTCTAACAGCAATAGAGAATGGCTTCAGTGTAAGTGAAAAGATATACGACACAGTAGATTATGAAGATAAGGCAATGTGGGGGCTCAAGGATATCAAGTTGAGGCCCTTTGACTCGTTTGAGGGTGGGTTTGTATCAGATGAGCATGGCAATATCACCAAGATCAATCAGAACGTGCCAGGCCAGCAAATAGAGATACCCCTTGATAAGATAATACATTTTGTGAATGATCCTGACTTTGATACTTTGTATGGTAGGTCAGATCTAAGGGCTTGTTATAGGGCATGGTGGTCAAAGGATATTGCCATAAGGTTTCAGAACATCTTCCTTGAAAGACACGCCACAGGCTTTATCTGGGCTCAGGTGGAGGGTAGACTTGAGACAGAACAAAAGGCGAAACTTGAGGCACTGCTTAGAAATATAAACACGGCAACAGGGATTCAAGTTCCTAGCAATGTTACCCTGAATCATTCCAGCCCTGTAAACACAACAGCTTTTGAAGACGCGATTGCACAGTATGACAAGGCCATTGCAAAAGGTGTGCTTGTCCCCAACCTGCTTGGGATCACTGAACAGGGAAACACAGGGTCATACTCACAATCTGAAATACAGCTTAGAGCTTTCTTCTGGACTCTTGGAGCATTGGCAAAGAGGCTTGAAGAGGTATTGGATGAGCAGTTATTCAGACAGCTTGCCCTTTGGAACTTTGGCACAGAAGATTATCCTAAGTTTAAATTCCAGCCTATGACCCTTGAGGAGGCCGTTGCATTATCCACCACATGGGGCGATCTGGTACAAAAGGGTGCGGTTACTCAGTCTGATACAGATGAGGCCTACATAAGAAATATTCTTGGCTTTCCAGAGCAGGCAGAAGAGGTTGAGGGCGATACCCCACCAGATGACCAGGAAGACATTGAGGAGCCACCAGAGGACGAAGAGAAACCCCCTGAAGAGTTCGCAGAGCAAACAGAATGGTTTAAAAGGGTGGACTTTCAGCAGATTGAAAGGGTTCTGGATGGAATAGGGGCTGACTAT